ATGTATTACTGATGGGTCTAATCCGTTTGTTTCTATATCAAAAAATAAAGTTTTGGTCATTTTCTTCTACTAATCTCCCAGTTGTTATATCGTAATTTGCTACTGATGCTATGCCAGTATCTCCTGAAAATCTATTTTTTAAAACACGAATAATAGTTTTATTTTCATTCTTATTAGAATTTCTTTCTAAAGAAACTACTGCATCAGAAAGTTGTGCTATACTCGCACTACCTCTAATATGAGACAACGAAACTTGAACACCATCTGTGTGATCTTGGTTTCCATCTAATCTTTTTAAGTGTGCTACACAAATTAAACTTATTCCTAATTCTTCTGTTAGTGTTCTAAGTTTAGTAAATAAAACATCTAACGCTTTACGTTCATCTACAATGTCTAAACCAGATATTAAAATAGAAACGTGATCTAAAATAACAAAAGAACAATCTAATCCTTTCGCAAAGAATTTAATTCTAGTAAATATGTTTTCTTGTTCTGTACTACCAAAGTTATGATATAAAAATACTTTACCACTTCCCAAAGTTTCTTTGTATGCTTTTTCTAATTCTTCTGGTGGTATACTTCCTACACCTTTTATGTGTACTAGTTTATTTAAACTCATACCAAGTATTCCGTGACAAGTTCTTTGTAAACTTTCTTCTAAAGATATTATTCCTATTTTATGATTTTGTTTTATTAAAGAGTACATAAGTTCTTTAGTGAATAAAGTTTTACCGACACCAGTACCAGCACAAACTGTAACTATTTCTCTTTTCCTTAAACCAAATAGTTTTTTATTTAAACCAGAAAATGGATATTGTGCTATTGAAGTTGGTACTGGTTCTTTAACTAAATCCCACAAATCGGTCCCAAATACAATTCCATCTGGACGATATGCTTTAGCGTCCCACATAGCTTTAATTACTTCTTCGCCACGATTAGCCACTATCATATCGTTTACATCTTTTAATTCAAACGTAGCTATTTTACATTTACCTACAGTAAATAATTCTGCACACTCTTTAGCAGCTTCTTGCCCGTGTACGTCTTGATCAAAAAATAAAACTATTTCTTCAAAACTTTCTAACCATTCTAATTGTTTCTTTAATGCTTTTACCGCACCATTAACACCGTTAGGTATTCCAACAACTGGGTATTTGTGATTAAATAATTGTGATAAAGATATTGAATCAATCTCTCCCTCACATATACAAACTTTTCTACCACCTTGTTTCCAAAGTTGTTGTCCATATAATAAAGCATTATTTATATTACCAGTTGTTTTAAAAACTTTATTTTTAAATCTTAATTTTTGAAAAACTATTTTTTTATTATTATCGTAATAGTTTGCTATGTGTACTATTTCGTTATTAAGTTTACCGACTTGGTAGTTCCACTTCTGGCAACTCTCCAACGTGATATTACGTTTAAGTAACGGAACAAAATCGCCAAGAACCAAATCAGGATTATGTTTAGTTGTTTGGTTATTGGACTCAATAACACCGCTAGAGCCGACATAAGTATTGCAACTAAAACAAAAAGTGTGCCCATCGCTATATAAAGAATTAGCATCACTAGACATACAAACTGGATTAGTACACGGTATATGCCTAACAAACTCGCTTTCATTATTTTGTTCTCCCATAAATTTAACTCCTTAATATTCATTGTTGTTTTATCCATTCTGCTGGGACAAATTTATCAGCGTACTTAATATTGTTTTTATTACACCAGTCAGCATAAGTTGTTTTAGATAACTTGTGTATTCTATTTTTAGAATTACCAAAAACAAATCTAATATCTAGATCGGGATTTTGCTCTTTCACTAAAAGATGTTTCTTTCTGTCGTTAGCAGTAAAATAACCTTTTATCTCCACCAAAATCCCATTATCTAAAATAATATCTGGTTTATACTTATGCTTAGTCTCTGGTTTTAAGTACAATACCACTTTACTTTCGTATTGAAAATTTACATTTCGTTTTTTTAAATCTTCAATAACTGTATCTTCTAATCCGCTTCTATAATTAGAAGTCGAATTTTTCTTCTTGAACCGAACCATTTTTAAGTGCAATTACTTGATCGGTTTCAACGTATTCAAAACCATCTTCTTGGTTAAAACCAAATGTATCTTTGGCTTTGTTAGACTCAACTAAATTTAATACTTGAACTGCTTGTAATACTAACGAAGCACCACAACCAAGTATATTAGTAAAGTATGGTCTAATCTGATAAGCAACTTTTATTGTACTACCAGAATAAACATTAATAGGGGTAGATATTACTTTACCTTTAGCATCAAACACTTTAACTTTTTTTTCGTATTCAACACCAGCTTTAGTTTTACCTTTAGCTTTTAATTTAAAATGAAATTCAATACCACCATCTACTTTTTTGTATGGTAGAAATTCAGATTTCTTTGTTGATTTATTTTTAGCTGACTCAGAAGCTATTTCCTTATTAATTAAATCTATAATAGGTTTAGATTCTTTATCAGTTAATTTTAATTTAACATTATAAACACCATTAGCGTCAAACTTAGTATCTGGCGTGAATAGATACGGGTAAAACGCAATACCAGCAGGTGTAGTATAAGTTGTTAGTTTTATTTTTTCCATATTTACCTTATTGTTAGTTTTGGTTTCCAAGAGTTAACTTGTACTTCCAAGAGTACATCTTAGGTCGTACTCTTTTACCTTTACATAAAAAAGTATTTACTTTTTAAAACTTCAGTTATATCTAAAGTTCCTTTTTCTGGTGGCGGCTGTAATAACAGCTTCTGTTTATTAGGAAGTTGTTTTTCAAAATCTTGATACAACTTAACCAAATAATCTTCAGTAAATAAATCTACTACAGATTGTCTAATAATCTTATGTAGTAAATCAACTTTGTTAGCTGTTGTTGCAAAGCTATCGTGAACCATTAGTAAATTATTTATTGGTTCTGGGTTATGTTTACAACGTAAAGCTACTGCTTGGGCTAAAGCACCGTCTAGACTATGTGTAATATTAGGTGCTATACTACTTTGCATTTTTCTAACATCTAACTTATGTAATTGTCTCCTTAAAGTTGTGTAGACAAGAGAACCAGATATAGCTGTTTTAACTTTAAACTTTTGCAAATATCTATAATCTTGTGTAACTCTAAATCCCATAGGGGTAGTCCATTCCATACACAAATTAGCCTTAGCAAATAGTTTAGCTACATCTTGAAACCAAACCATTAATTCAGATGCTTTTGGTACTTGTTGTTGTATGTGTTTCCAATTAATGTTTGCTAACCACTTACAATCGTCAAACCCATCATCTTTTAATACTTTAGGTTTACCTAAATCTACTTGTTTTTTGTACTCGTCAAACACCTGTTCACGAGCTCCAAATTGCTTTAACCCGTAAACATATGTCATAATATTTCGCTTTACTAAACTTCTAGTGATGCCAAATTGCAACCAACGGTTAGCTTCGTAAGATCCTTGACCCGCTAGTTCTTTAACTTCTTTAATAACGCTATCTGCTACAATAGAATAAATATCCTGTGGAGTTTCAGATGGAGTTACATTTACTTTCCAACCAGTTTCATAATCCCTAGATAAAATACTTAAAATCTGTAGTCCACTACAAGTAGCGTCCATAGATATAGGTAAATTACATTCGTAATCTAATCCGTATTTCTTAAACTGCTTTAAATGAAAACAAGTTTGTAAAAATTCCATAGGTTTATCTGCTTCATTCCAACCAGTATTAGCAAACGGGTTATCTGCGTAATTCACCAGCAGCTCAAAATTTGCTTCTGTCCACTTAACCCGTTCATCAAACGAGATTTTATCGTTACCAAACGTGTTAGCAGCGTGGACATACAACCAATACTTGCCTCTATCCCCAAGTCGTTCAGAGTTTTTAAAAGTTATTACACTTCTGATTTTTTGATCTGATTGATAACTTAAATAATTACCAACAGTATATATTCTACCTCGTCTATCCATAAACAAAACAAGATAAAAAACATTCTCATTTAAATATTCTCGGATAATAGAAATTGCTATTGATGTAGATAAAACTTTAGATACCCTAGCTATTTCATTTTTGTATTCATTGGTGCAATCACGTTTGTATTGTATCAATGCTTCTTTATCTTTATCAACTAGTTCACTTCTGTGCACGTTCTTCGGTCTATTATTTTCGTCTAATAAACTTTCTCTACTTGGGAACTGACCTACTGTTAAATCCCTATCCCAAATAAATTCCATTACTTCAAACATCTGTTTATCTATTTGAAATGGGACATTCTGTAAGTGATTTATAGACTCGTAAAAATCTTTATGTCCTTCTTCTTTTAGTTTTTTTAAATAACTAAAATCATTTGTTTTAATTAAAGGTTGTTTAGATAAGTATTCATTATAATAACCACCATTGAACGGGCTATTACGCCACTCTCTAGGTCTAGACACCATTGGTTTATAATACGGAGTTAAAACGCTACACTCAAAATTCTTTTGATCCACCTTGTCTTTTATTTCTTTTTTAAACTGTAGGTAATTAACTGTTTTGTTTCGGGCTACCTTAATTGCAACCACTTCGCACAACCCTGTGCTTTCAATCAATAGGTCTATTAATTGTTGACCAACTAAGACTTTCTTAGATATATCCCAATCTTCAACTTTAACTTTGTACTTGTCTAGTGTATGACTAAATACTTTTCTTTTGTGTTTAACATTACGTGTTCTCTTGCTTAAATCTGCGGCAATCTTAAAATGTATATTGGGCATTTCCTTTTTGAATATTTTGATCTTATATTCAAACTCAACATTTGTTCCAACGTTGATTGAAGTTTGCAAAAGGTTCTTGTTTAACGCTATACTATCTATGACTGACTTTAGTGTAGTTAAAGCTACATTACGACTGTCGTTTAAATCTTTTAAAGGTTCTGCTGAAGTCTTACGTACACCAGCTTTATCTGACGCATAACTTTCTTCTATAAACTTATCTATTCTTTGTGAGAAAGGAAGCAATAAAGATTTCTGTATATAAATGTAAGGTGGAGTTACACTTAATCTTCCTTTTTTAATGTTCTTTTCTAATGTTTTGTAGTAACGTTCTTTACCATTACTAATCATCTCTCCCTCTAGGAGTTCTTGTTTATTTTTCAAATCGTGCTGTATCATAATCAAAACATCTGTAAGCTAAAACTTCAGTACCCATATAAAAAGTTTTTATTCTTTTCTGTGGAGTAGTTACTGTTTTAGTGTGGGTTAACTTTTCAAAACTTCTATGGCAATCTCCATTGTTATATTTAAAATACAATGGCTGACCAGTTACTAACCAAATTATTAGGAATCCTTCAACCATATATTTAACCCGTTAACTTTTTTAGTTTTATTGCGTTCCTTAGGTCGTCTTTAGATGGGTGGTTGTAACGCTGCGTCATTCTTATATCCCTATGACCAACAACCTTTTGTACTACTTCAATTCCGACATTACGTTTAAGTAATCTAGTTATATACGTATGTCTTAGTGAGTGTATTACAAAATCTTTTTCACCTTGCATATTCATCTTTTTACGAATTACAGCCCAAGTTTTTTCAACTGCATTTAATTTGTAGGGAAACGGAAAAAGTAAATTTAATTTTCTTCTACGTTCAAACATTGATTTAACTTTATTAAATATAGGGACATACCTATCGTCCCCATTTTTAGTATCTTTTAAATGTATAAAGTCGCCTTCAATATTGTCCCACGTTAAGTTTAAAAGTTCAGAAACCCTACAACCAGTTTCTATTAAACAAAACCACAAATCATTATATTGACTATAACCACAATTCGTACTAGTTTGCAATAGTTGTTTTTCTACTGGTTCAGTAAATATAAATTTACGTTGATTATTTTCAGTTTCATATTCAACTAACGGAGTGCCCCACTCAAACGTAAACCCGCCCATACCCATAGAATAAGTTATAAGTTTTGATATAGCCGCCAACTTCCTATTAATAGTAGCTGGTTTGTAGTTAAGCCTATCTCTACAATGTGATTTAAAATGGCGTATGATGTCAGTAGTTATGTATCTAAATGGTTTGTTAGAACCATACCAATCCATAAATACTTTTACATTTTTAGCACTAGCTCCACCACTTTTTTGTGCTGACCACTCTCTAATTATTACTAAGTTTAGTAGTTCAGCAATAGTTATATTTCTGTTTTCCATTATCTACCTCTAGTTAATTTCTAGTATATATTAATTTTGGAAACAGAAGTCAAGTCTTTTTGAAAAATAAATTAAAAATTAAAACGCAATTTAAACTCAAAATTAAAACGCAATTTAAACTTATGATAGTGAAATTTTATTTTTCAATTTTTGGTTGTAAAACTTTAGGTTGTAAAACCATAAGTTGTAAAATTATTTTTTTACATTATCGCCATTATCGCCATTTTAGCCGTTATAGCCGTTTTTACTTTTCTTACTTTTTTTACTTATAAT